ACGATCTGTTCGGAATACGGAATGTTCCAAATGTTCGCCACGGATGCGAGGAATGCCAGCACCGGCGTTAAGATAAGGGCAATCAACTTCAGCGTGTCGTAGGTTTTATTACTCATCGTCCATCGTCTCCCCTCTCTAAGTTTTTTACGCGTTCCTCCAGCGAGATGAGCCGCTCCCCATAGTTATTATGGGTGCGGACTTCCCGCGTCAGCTCCTCGAGCTTTGTATCCGTCACGGCCTGTGACAGTTCCAGCTTGTGCGCCAAATCCCGCATCTGCGCCCTTGAATTAATGACGCACACGGCAATCGCCACGATGCCGCTGATGAGGCTTGCCATGATGGTCTCCATTTAGTTCCCCTCCAGCGCCTGTCTGACCTTTTCCCGCCACCGCTCTGGCACGTCCTCGAGCGTCATCAGGCCCGCCTTGATTCGTCTTACATAGATTGCAACCATTACGCCATCACCTCCGCGATCAAATCGGCAAGTTCAACGAGTGCGTCCTCCTGCATCTGCAGGCGTTCCTCGATTGACGGTTCGACCGGCCCGTCCTCAACGACAGACCACCCCTGCACCACCTCTGTCTCGGTCTCGGAATAGACCGGCTCCAGGTGGTATCCGTCCTCCACGGCAGGCGCGTCCTCAACTCTGAGAGGCCTCCATCCCTGAGCCGTGAGCATGGCGGCGGTAGGGTTGTAGACCGTCGCGCCGTCAACAATGAGTTTCTTGGGCGCATAAATAAGCCGCCCGTCTGTGAGTTTAACGTAGTAGGTCATTGTTAAATCTCCTTTTGCTAAATAGCTGGGCCGGCGATAAAGTCCCCCGTCCCGTCATTACCATAGAATTTGTGACCAATCAGGTCATACATACCAGCCTCGCCCGTGGAAGTCTTCACACACGGCACGTATTCGCCGATAACGGTATCCGTGTCGTTATCGGTAAACTTGAGCGAATAAATCTTCAAGGGTGAAATTGACTGGATGGCATCACCGTCAGCGTACCTGAAAAAAATACCGAGCGGTCTATCGCCGGAAGTACAGGCAAAACCAGCGTTTGTTGCCCTTAATACGCCATCAAAATATGCGCCGTGCGTACTGTCGTTAAAAACAAACGTATGTCTGTTTGTGTCGAATTGTTGTTGCCATTTCGAACTGTTCGCCCTCGTTACAAACCTAAAAATATTCGTACTCGGCTTATAGCATCCATAGTAACGCTGATCATTGGCGTCCCACCGTGACACAACAACACCGTCCTTATTGGATGCGATATCCCCGAACTGGAAATCTGCCTCGGTCTTGGTGTTCCTCGGGACAACATCCGAAATAATATATTGCGTTCCGGTTCCCTGCAGAAACTCACACTCAATATATCCAGAGGGCAGGCGGCCGCCAGAACCACCGCTTCCCGCTTGCATAAGCATTCTTCTGCGCATCAGCATAACTGACACGCATTCTGCCGCTTAGTCGGTCGGTCGGTCGGTCGGTCGGTCGGTCGGTCGGTCAAGGCTATCTTGGTTCTGTATACCATGTCAACCCCTCCTTTACGATATCGGCGTGCCGTCTGCGTAGTAGTTTTCGTACTGACTGCCCTCTATCTGCGCCCATGTGATTGTGCCGTACCCGTCAACCGTTGACCAGTTGGTAGCGGCTTTATAGTCGTTCGCACTTCCCGTTCCCAATTCATCATAAAGGACTTTAGGGATGTAAATAGTGCCACCCGTACCGCCTGATTTAAACAGTGAGCCGTTAAAAGCAGACGCATTTTGCATTGGTACTATGGTGGGTCGCCTGAGTATAATCGTTGTCAGTGCGCTGGCGCTTTCAAAGTCCTTATTGCAAATCTGAATATTGTTCCCACCAAGGTCAACAACGTGCAACTTGTTGTTCATCGTGGTGAATCTGTTCTGAAAGCCAGTGTTATTACTGATTTTTTGGAACACCAACACGGACACCGATGTTTCCGCTATCCAATAACTCCCTAACTTTGTGGCGTTTTTTGCGGTAAATGATGTAAGATTGGAGCATTTACGAAAAGCCTGCATATTTATAGTAGTGGCGTTATCTGCAACTACAGACGTAATACCAGGCCTACGCAGAAATACGTCTTCTGCTATTGTTGTTGCTGTTATAACAATGTCGCCGCTTGGTTCGGATGCTGTAGCGATATCGTCTATCGAATAACCGCCCCCGCCGGTCTTAACCGCTCCCATCAGCGCCCGTCTGTCACTCATGCGCTCACCTCCCAGCTCACCGCCAATCCGTAGCCCTCATACACGTTGACCTCATAGGTCTTGTTGGCCTCCACCGTGAAATCATCCGGCATCGTGATGCCAGTCATCGTCAGCGTGGTCGCGGTCGCACCGCTTGTAAACCGAAACGCAAACGGCCCGCCCGTTGCGGGGCAGGTGATGGTCAGAGCCGACATCTCAGGCCAGATATAGAACGTGTTCGCCGCAAGGGTCTGACTGGTATCCGATGAGGTCTTGTTGACCACCGTGGTCACGGGTTCCAGTCCAGTCACTGCCCCGCTGTTCCCGTTAACGCTCGACACGTAGGTCGTATCATCAGGCAACGCGCCAACCTCTGCCGCCGTGTACGTGGGCTTTGTACTCGCCTTTGCCCAGCTGGGCACGGTCGGGTCGGTCTCGGTGATGGGATGCTCCGCAAAGTAATCCTCGATAGCCGCCGCGATGTCCGCAGGGTCGACCGAGCCGCCGCTGTGGGTGTCGATGTACTCAATTAAGGCGTCGTACCAGGACTGAAGAGCTGCGGGGATGATGACATCGCCGGACAGGCTTGCCTTAACATTCGTGGCGAACATGGTTGACTTCGACAGCCCTTCCGTGCCGAACGTATATCGGAACTCGCAATATCCGATACCGGCATAGACCGTATCCGTTTCGGACACCGTCCACGTCATGGTCGTGCCGGTGGTTTCGGCTATCAGATACGGCGCAGGGTCTTTGCTTCTCTGATGATAGAGGGTCGCCGTGCCCGCCCCGTACTTCTCCCGCAGGGCACTCAGATCAAACACGATTTCCCGCGCCTGTTTTTCGCCCTGCCGACCGAGGTAGATTTCGGGCTGAACCGCCTCATCCGTGACTGTGATGTTAACTGTGACCATGGTTTTTGTCCTCCATAGCGCTAAGTTTGTTCTCGAGTTCCTCAACCTTTGTGCTCAGCTCCTGAACGGCCTTCGTCAGATAGCTGATAAGAACCAGGTTGTTTATGCTCTTATATATCGGATTGCCTTCCATGTCAGTCCCGCCGCCGACCACAAGGGACGGGTCGAGCTGTTCGAGTTCGTCGGCAATCACGCCGATGTTCTGGTGCTGATGCGTCCGCTTCCAGTCAAAAGCATGGAGCTTGATGCGATTGATGAACTCCAGCGCGTTGACGTCCGCGTCCGTCACGTTATCCTTCAGGCGGATATCCGAAGAGCTGACCGCGATGGTTTTAGTCTCGAATGAACCACTGTTCCACTCGGCATTGATGGCGAGCGTGTTCGCGCCCGTGCCACCGAGCCACTGCACGCCTTGGTCGGCGACATTAGAACTGCCGACGGGCACGCGCTGGGTCGTGGAGCTTTCGTCCGCGCCGCAACACAGGAACTGATGCGGGACATGAACCTTGAAATCCGATGCGGAATAGATGATGTAGTTCGCGTTGCCCGCGTCGTACATGCCGATGTTGCCCGCGGCAGATGCCGTGAATCTGCCCTGCCGGTTGTACGTGCCGTCATCAATTCCAACATCAACCGTGTTGCCGTTGATGGACGCCCATGCTTGCCCGCTCTTCGCATCGAGCGCGCCGCCAGACAATCCGATATAATGCGTATCGGACGCAAAACTGGTAATGCCGTAACCAATCTTGGTCATGTAGTTAGCAAACCGGCTGTCCGTGAACTTCAGCTCTGCGCCGTCGAGCTGTGCAGTCATCGTGCCTTTCGTAATCTTCAGGACATCATCGATTTCGGCGTTCTTCGTGTACAGCTTGCCAGAGTTGTTCACATAGAACATATTGGAAGCCGATGACCACGCACCGCCCTTCGTCATGCGCTTAACGTAGAAGTTCAAATAGCCCGGGTTGTTGTCGCCCTTCATGCCGACTTCATATTCGTATGTTCCGTCGTCCATCTGTTTGTAGAACGATGTCGGGTAGGCGTGACCGCCGTTTGCGGTCGTTTTCGCCGCGCATCCGGAATCCCCCTTGATGGTCTTGAATCCGCCGATTTCACCTTCGGATATCTTGGTGTACCCATCCAGGTTTATCTTCTCCGCCTGAATGAGCACCTCGCCCGCGGACTGGTTGATGACCGACACCAGCTTGTCGCCGTCGCTCACGATGGTCGAGATGTTATCGGCGGTGCGCTGAATTTCGGTGTATTGGCCCTGAAGGCCGGTGACGCGCTTTCTGATCTGCGCCGTCTGCGCTTCCACCTCTTTGACCTTCGCGTCGTCCGTCGGCGGGGCTGTCTCATTGCCCACGATCCACGCGCGCCCGCCGGATACACGCACCTGCACCGTATCGCCCCTTTTGCAGGCAATGGTCATGGTCACCGGCGTTTCAGCTACGCCGCCCGGGATGTGCACGTATGCGGTCGAACCGGACACACGTACGACCTCTGCGCGGGTATCATACGGCTGTGTGCTCTTGTTCGTCCGTATGGCTTCCGCTAACTTATCAATTCCGTTCATATGTCGCGTCCTCCTGAGTCGTGCACGCTTTGCCGATGGTCACGGACTGGTTCCCGACGCGGTACAGCCCCTGAATGCCCACACCGGGATAATGGAGCCGCACAAGGTCGCCCGGGAACACATCGGGATCGTACCGGCGCTTATAATTGACCGTCCGCGATGGCGCTTGCAGCTCCTTCAGCCGCCTTTGCGCATATGCTGCGAGTGTTTCCCGGTCACCAAGCGTGACTGACTTCTCCTGCTTCCAGATCTCGCGTCCGCGCGTAACTGTTGACAGGGCGCTGTCCGGGTCGTCGTCCCTGGCTTCTGCCGTGGAGCCGCCGGATACTACCCTCAAGCAGTTCGGGCAGCTGTACCAGTCATACGTGTGCGTCAGGGCCGGTTCGATCGCGTCACCCTCGAACACGTCAAACTTTGCCGATTCGGCAGCGGGCGGCGCTGAGATCCTGATCGAGCCATCACCGGCGATTCTTATCTGCCAGCCGATGGCCTCCACGATCCGCTTCGCCATGGACGCGTTGCTCTCTCCGTCTTCGGCAATGACCGCTTCGGTCAGGTCCGGCGCATTATCCGAATACGTGACCGGCGCGGGGCATATCCGCAGCAGCTCTGCAGCCAGAAGCGCACCGTTCGCGCCTTCAGCCGCATAGTATCCGCGCGGAAGCAAGATATCCTCTGCCGGTTTAAGTACGCTGTGGCACTCGACGCGGTAGGACTTCGCCGTGCCGTTGATGTTCTCCGTCGGCGCTGAGGTCAGGCCCGTGAACAGCGGAACCCGCCCGCCGTCTCCTGACTGCCTTGCCACAAGATACAGACGCACCCACTGCTCGCCGGGATCATCGGTCATGGTAATATCGGCAGACGCGCCGCCGACGGTCCTTGAGATGGAGCCGCCGGTCAGCTGAAGGTCGCCTTCATCGCGCCACGTTGCCGGATTAACTGTTTTCAGAAGGAAGCTGGACGAATAGCTTGTCCTCCAATCCATTTAGCCCTCCCCCTCCTGTTCCGGACTGGAAAGCGCGTTCCACTCTTCAAGCGTCATCGCCTCGAATCCGTCCGGATCAACTTTTTTGATGTCGAAAGTATAAGTAATTGCGATTCCCTTATAGGGTCTGTTCTCACTGACCTGCACGTCCGCGCTGAATGAAGAACCGTCAGGCGTGCGTACGTGACAGATGCCCGCCCATTCAGCCAGGTCACGGATGGTCGAGATCTTGTTGTAGTTCCTGATTTTGACCGAGTCGCACGTGATCGTCAGATCACGCGTCACGCCCGGGTTCCAGGATCCATGCACGGAGCCGCCCAGGTAAACAGTCCTGGAGAAATCCTTAGACCACGAATTGTCCAGCGTGTTGTTGCTGGGCAGGATGAGCTTCTGTCCGCCGAAGTCGATGATCACGCCGCGTTCGTCGAGGTAATCCCCTGCTTCTCTGTCGAGGTCCAGCCACGCAAGCCGCCCGTCAGCAGTGATGTAATCGCCGTATTTGGACTTCCTGACGATCCTGTGACCGCCAAGCTGACCGAAGGCCGGATAAGGATCAACATAGACCGTGCCGAACACGCCGTCCTCAAGGATCTTTTCCGGGCGGTCTGCAGACAGTCTGTACACGTCGAACGTGTCCGTCGTTGTTGCCGCATCCTCTGCTGTAACTCTGATCAGCGCGATGTGGTCGTTCGCATCGATATTGACCTGCGCTTCCGGAAGTCCCGGCTGAGTATCCCATGCCACCCGGA